TTTCATACTTGTTATGGGGTGGAGAAGCGGCATTACCTTGGGCTGAAAAGAAATTACGTCAAGCTGGTATTGAATTTTCTGCTTATTCGGAATTAAAATCAAATATACCACAACAACCTACAAACGCACCTCAACAATATGCTGAAATAGGACCTAGAGGAGGAGTTAAAGAATCACCTAAGGCACCTAAATCAGATACACCTAATCCAAATCCTAAAGGAGAAGGTACAGCAAAAGGTTCAGCCTCTACTTCACGTGGTGCTAAAGTTGATGCTGCTACAGAAAAAACATTACAAGATAAAGCAGACGAATTTAACGAAAAATATAAAGATAAGTTAGGTTATGGTGTGACAGTAGGACAACTTAAATCCGTTTATCAACGTGGTATAGGTGCTTATAACACATCTCATTCACCAAACGTATCATCTGCCAAACAATGGGCTTTAGCGCGTGTAAACGCATTTTTATATTTGGTTAAAGAAGGTAGACCTCAAAACAAAAAATATACTACTGATTATGATTTATTACCTACTAAACACCCTAAACGTAAAAATTTTAGTGAGGATCTAATAGAGGAAATAATCAAAGATTCATTAAACATAAATGTATTTGGTTATCCAACTGAATATTTTTATATGTGTCCAGGTGCTAAAGCAACATTTGAACATTTAGTATCAATGGAAATGGATGAGGATACTAAAGGTATGGTTCGTTCAGCAGCACAAATTGCAGATAATATTTTTGATTTAGAAGAGGATGTGATTGAGGAAGGTATTGCAACACCTGAGGACGTTGAATTAGCATCATTGTTAATTTCTGATTTTAAAGATTTAATTTCTGAAATTGATGAAATTACAGGTATGACACACGATGTGTCTTATATGGACGGACATTTACAAACAATTGTAGCATATGCTCCTGAGGCATTTAATATTGATGTTAGTGCTTTACCTAATTATGTAAATGAAGCATCTTCTGGCGGACGTAAAAAAGATTATTTTTCTGAATTAAAGGAAAAACAAATGCTAATAGGTCCTTTAATGACTCCAGGTAAACTAATTCCTCGTAAAGATGAGGATACAGGAGAAGAATATCAAGTATTTTTTACTAAAGAAACAATTGAAAAAATTGCATACAAAATGATGCAAGATAAACTAATTGATTCTGTAAATATTGAACACGATGGTGCACAAAAAGTTAAAGATGCATTTTTAGTAGAAACTTGGTTAGTTAAAGATCCTGAAAAAGATAAATCAACATTATATGGTTTTTCACCTATTGCAGGACAATGGTTTGGTATATACAAGATTAATAATGGACGTGTTTGGAACGAATATGTTAAAACAGGTAAAGTTAAAGGTTTTTCAGTTGAAGGATATTTTTATAACAACGTACTTACTAAAAAATAATGCAACAAGATACTACAATTATGGATACAGTTGCTAATACTACTACTATAGGCGGTGTATTAGCGTTTATAATGAAATTTACCCCACTAATCACCGCTCTTGTGTTAACAACTGCTTTAGTGCTTAATATAATGAGAATATACGATTGGTTTAGAAATAAAGACAATGCCAATACCAGTAAGAAAAAGTGAACCGAAGGATGAGTTCATAGCAAAATGTATTGCTAAACTACGTAAAGAATATCCTTTAAGACAAGCAAGTGCTATTTGTTATGCACAAGCTAAAAAATAAATTTAAACAAATTAACCCCATATTTATAATCAAATTAAACAATTATGAACAGAGAACAATTAAAAGAGTTGGTTAAACAGCATTTTAATCTTGTTGATCATACCCCTGTAGCTACCACAGAAAAATTTGGTGAAGTATTTGACGAAAACAAAGCTTTCAAAATTGTATTTCCTGGTGATACATTAAAGGTTGGAGACGAGGTAAAAGTTGTTACCAAAGAAGGACAAGAATCCTTAGCTCCCGATGGATACCACAAATTAGAAGATGGTACTACAATTAAAACAGAAGGTTCATCAGTAGTTGAAATCGTTTCTCCTGAAGGTAAATCTGAAGAAGAAATGGCTGCTGAAGACGGATTAGGTGCTGTTGAAGATAAAGAAGTAGCTGCTGTTGAAGCTGCCTTTGCTGCTAAAGAATCAATTTCTCAAGTTGAAGGTACTACTCCTCAAAACGCCGTGACTGAAACTAACGTTCCTGTTTCTACATTAACTGGTCCAGTAAAAACTGAAGCAGAAGTAGAAGCTGAAATGATGAAAAAAGTTAAAATGGCTATCGACGAATCTATTGCTTCTGAAATCGCTGGTATCAAAGAAGAAATGAAGGCAATGAAGACTAAAATGGAAGAATTCATGAAGTCTCCTGCTACCGAAAAAACCAAAATGTCTTCTGAAAAAGAAACATTTACTACCGAATCATTACAAGCAAAACAAATGAATGTAATGAAAGAATTGCTTAAAAACAAAAAATAATATTTACTCACAACAATTAAACAAATAAAATTATGTCATTAAACGTATCCGCTCTATCAGATTTTAACAACCAGATCGCTGGTGAGTTAATCATCAAGATGGTTTATGCTGGTTCAACAATGGAATACATCACTATTCAAGAAGGTGTTAAATACCAAGAGCCAATTAACCTATTCGAAGTTAGCTTGTATATGCAAAACGGTACTTGTGTATCTAGTGCATCAGGTTCAGCTACATTCACTCAACGTACTATCGAAGTATGTCCCCGTACATCATTCGATGCTTTATGTTTAAAAGACCTTGACAAGAAATACTTAGGTATCTCTGCTTTAGCTCCAGGTTCTTACAACGAAACTTTCGCATTAGCTACTCAATACTCTGAGTTGTTAGTTAACCAATTCCAGAAAGCTAATGACCAATTCCTTTGGGCTCAAGTATCTGGTTCAGCTTCTACTTTCGGTGGAACTTGTGCTGTAAACGGTTTGGCTACTATTATCTCTAGCTCTACTGCTGGTGTTGTTAGATACCCTGCAACTGCTGCTTCTTGTTCAGCTGCAAACATCTTAACTACTATGGACGGTATGATTGCTACCTCAAGTGCAGATGTTGCTGACCGTGAAGATTTAACTTTCTTCATGAGTGTTACTAACTTCCGTAACTACTTGACTGGTTTGAGATTAGCTAATAACTTCTACTTTGACCCTATGTCAGTTACTAACCGTGGTGGTTTGTATGAAATGCAATATCCTTTCCAACCAAACATTAAAGTTGTTGGTACAGTAGGTTTGCAAAGTTTCACTAACCGTCTTTTCTTAGGCCCTGCTAAACAAATCGTAGCCGGTACTGACTTGTTAAGTGACTTCACTGAATTCCAATTGTGGTATGATATCAACACTGACACATTGCGTCACAGAATTTCTACCAAATTAGGTGTGAACATCGCTTATCCTGAATTCTGGGTTAGTTCAGAAGCTTAATCATTAACAGTTTAACAATTTAAAAACAGATAAAATATAATACTATGGCTTGCGATATTACATCAGGATTTCAGCTTGGCTGCCGTGACAACACAGGTGGTCTGAAAGCAATTTATATCTTATCTGGTTCGATTACTAGCATTTCTGGATCCCAAGGTTTAATTACCGCGATTTCAGGTTCAGGTGTATGGTACCAATTCCAATTATTTAGACAAACATCTAACTATAGTGAAGAATTAGTAGCAACTCCTGAAAATGGAACTATCGTTTACAATCAATCTTGTAACGCGGTATTCTTCAAAATGCAAACTTCAGTTCGTAACCAGGTAAGAGTTTTAGCACAAAACCCTAACTTAAGAATCATCATCGAAACTCAAAACGGTTCTGAAACCGGAGCTGCTCGTTGGTTCTTGATGGGTCAAGTGAACGGCGCTCAGTTGTTGAGTGGTACTGCACAAACAGGAACTGCATTTAGCGACTTGAACGGTTACAACTTGGTATTTAGTGGAAACGAACCTAACCCTGCTTCAGAGGTTAGTGGTTCAGCTACTTCATTCACAGGTTCTTTGAGTGGTATGACAATTACTACTTACGCTTAATAATTTAAAACAAACCAAACAAGGGGTTACGCAGTAAAACGCGTAGCCCCTACTTGGTTGAAAGTAAACTATGCTTCAATTAAACGTTTCTTCAGCAACAAATTCAAGTGCCGTTTACCCTGATGTTACAGCAACTCCAGGTATAAGTCAGGTGCTTTTAGAATTTACTCAGTCCTACGATTTTTCTACGAAAGATAATGTTGTTGCTACTTTAATTAATACTCCAAGTCCTACAAATCCTTGGTTAGTATTTCAAGTAACAGGTTCAACATTACCTACAGCATCAGGACAATACAATGTTAATATTTGGGAATTTACTCAAACAAGTGGTTTAGGTACTTGGGGTACCCAAGCAACTTTATGGGTATTAACTAATAATATTTGGGGTGGAGGAGGAGCATATGTTAAAACAAGATTACTATCAACCGACAGAGCATTTATTTCAGGTAGCAACGGAGTAGACATAACCACATATTTATTGCCGACAAATGGAGGTACATACACTACCTATAATTATCCATAACGATGAATCAAAAATATACATTTAAAACTATCCCTCGTTCAAATGGTACTAATCAGCGTATTAGTTTAGTTGAACGTAAAAACCAATTCTATATTAGTTTTGGTGCGGATAATGGTTTTCCTAATAAACTGATTGATTTGATGAACTATTCATCAATTCATGGAACGTGCATTAATGCAACCGTAGAGGCAATTATTGGTAATGGTTTAACCTCTAATATGCCTGAAACATTAGACTTTGCAAATTATGATAATGAATCTTGGAATGATATTTTCAAGAAAGTAGCTAAAGACTACAAATTATTTGGTGGTTTTGCTTTAGAAATAATTTGGTCTAAAGACAGAACTAAAATAGCGGAAGTATATCATATTGACTTTTCATACTTACGTGCTAAAGAAAAAAACTTTAGAGGTAAGATACCAGGATACTACATTTGGGATGAATGGAATGGTGTTAGTTCTTATGTTAATCAAAACTTAGAAGATATACCATTTTTACCTGTATATAATCCTTATACTAAAAACGAGGAGCCATCTCAAATTTACGTTTATCACGCATACAGACCAGGTATGAAATATTATCCTGTACCTGACTATGTGGGTGCATTAAAAGTAATAGAATTAGATGCTCAAG